GCCGTCTTCTTCTCCTCCGCCGCGGGCGCGGCGGGCGACTCCGCGGGGACCGTGGCGGGCTCGGGCGCGGTGAGCTTTTCCAGCTCCTCCGCGCTCAAGGCGTTGATGTCGGGCAGGGGCGCCACCTCCACGGTGGCGTGCCCGCTCCCGCTCCCGACCTCGGCCGGCGCGGGCGCGTCGGCCTGGAGCGCCGGCTCCAGTGCCGCCGTCGGCGCTTCCTCGACGACGGGCGCCGGCGGGATGGCAGCCTTCTGGGCCTCGACCTCGAGAGCCCGAAGCTCCTTCTCGAGCTTCATGATGAACTGCCCGAATACCGTGCCCTTCCAGGCACGGTACACGCAGCGGTCCATCCACTCCGCCAGCTTCCCGCTGTCGGTCTGGGCCGACCACTTGCCGACGCCGCCCGCGAGCATCCTGACCGTGCGGCCGGAGAGTAGCGTTCCGGCCGTCATGGGGACCTTCGCCAAGTCCCCGAACGGGATGCGGCCCTGGGCGAAGGCCACCAGGGCGCTGATCTCCTGCGCGTGGCAGTGGGCGCAGGTTTCAAATAGCCTGCTCTTGTCCTTGGTCTCCTGCGGCCGACGGCCGCAGAAGACACACTTGGCGGCCTTCCGGTCGCCAAGGAACTTCTCCAGGGATACCGATGACGCCTGGAATCTGGACATCCGACCTCCCTGTAAAGGGGGCCTCTGACAAACTTGGGGTCTAAGCCCTCGACCGTTACCGACCGAGCATTCCGTCTCGGTCTTCCCACGGGTCGCCGTGCATCGGCCTCCCTTCTTCCCGCCAAGCCTGACAGCACCTTCTGCGGGCAGGAAATAACGCAGAAGGGCGCCCAAAACGGTCGAATTGAAACATGGGCTCCCCGTTCACTCTTCTTATCCCAGAAAACGGGGGGTTTGATCCCCCAGGATGGACTGAACGAGGGCCCGTCCATCGGGTAGAATACCCCCCATGTGGAGCATCGGCGGAAAGGTCCTGGATTACCTGGATGACCTCGGCCTGAAGCTGCTGGCCGGGTCCCCCTATTTCGGGAAGGTCGCCAGCCTGCCCATCGCGGATCCGACGGCCATCTCGGGCCTCGAGGACGGCCAGTTCGGGGTGGTGTTCCTGACCAAGAAGGGCGAGGCGATCCGCAAGTACCCCATCAACGACCTCCCCAACACGGTCCTGGCGAACGTCTACTTCGACCTGACCCACGAGAAGCTGCCCCCGGAGGCCAAGGTCGCCGCGGCCACCAAGATCAGGGAGGCCTCGGCCCTCTTCGGGATGAAGCCCCTCCCGGCGGTCGAAAAGTTCGCCGCCGACGCCGTCCTCGAGAGCAACTACGTCCGCATGGAGAAGGTGGCGGAGTCCACGGCCGAGCCCGTGGACGTTTTCCGCCATCTCCACGAGGAGTACGTCGCCCATCGGGACCGCTACAACCGCGAGGACCGCAAGAAGCTCGCCGAGGCGATCGTGCCCGCGGCGGAGAAGTACGGCTTCGAGATCCACGGGGACCTGCGGCCCTTCGCCTTCAAGGACCCCGTGGTGGACCAGGAAGCGCTCTTCATGCAGTGCGCCCAGAGGAAGCGCCTTCTCCCCGACCATCCCGAGGCGTACGGCCTCCTGGACGAGCTCGTGGAGAAGCGGGCCGGGTTCGAGCCCAAGGAGATGGTGAAGCTCCTGGAGACCTTCGACCGCCAGTTCGGCCTCGAGGCCCACTGGGACCGGGACCTGGAGCCCTGCGGGATCCTCATGGAGAAGGTGGCCATAGCCGGCCCGGTGGTGGCCATGGAGAGCCTCCACAGCGTGACCGAGGATGAACTCAAGAGCTTTATCTCCTCTCACGGGGACCTCCTGGAGAAGATGTTCGGCAAGGACCTGGCCGACCGCGTGAAGGCCGATCACAAGGCGATCTGGAACCTGCCGCGGGCCAGCCAGCGGTTTGTGTTGGCCCGTATCGAGCAGGCCCGTGACAACGCTCCCTCCGAAGCCGTCTGACCTGGGGTTCACCGACGCCATCTCCGGGATCTTCTTTCCGGAGAAGGGCGAGAAGGCGGCCCAGCCCCAGCCCGACCCGAAGGGCGACCGCCCGATCGAGCTCATCCGATCCATCACGGCGAAGCTGGGTCCCCACTGGATCTCCTGGGAGCCCGAGACCCTCTGGGTCGAACTCAAGAGGGTCTGGAGGGACAAGCTGCCCGAGGCGCTCAAGGACAAGATCCAGGCGGCCAAATCCCTGCTCGTCACGAACGCCTTCTGGAGGGACCACCTGGCTTTCGAGAAGGTCGTCATGGCCTTCAACGACCAGGTTCCCCTTTTCGACCAGTACCAGAACCCCTCCCCGGCGATGATTGCCAACGCCATCCAGGAGGCGTCCGAAATCCGCCGCGCGCCTTTCTCGGGAGAGGTTCTTCGCTACATCGCCTCGGCGGCCTACGAGGACGGCTTGGTGGTTCTGCCCGAGCCCCTCGACATCGCCCAGGCGCACCTTGACGACCTGTGCCGTTCCACGGTGGGGCGGAACCTGAAAGAGGATATCGCGCGCCGCTGGAAGGAGTCCAAGGGCGCCCCCGAGGGGATGTACGCGGAGACCCCCACGGGTGTCCACCTCGCCAAGATGGCCGCAATCCAGGAATACGTGAGGAGCTTCTGATGAGCCAGGAACTGCACCCCTTCTGGAGAGGCGTTCAGGACGAGTTCAAGAAGGAAGGGTTCCTGGATGCCGTGACGGGGACTCTCGGGTCGACGGTCGAGGCCCTCGGCCCCTATGGCACGGCGGCAGGGGCGGGGCTCGCGGGCATCGGCGCGATCGCGCTCGGACGGAAGCTCAGGCTCCCACTCTTCCACAAGAAGCTCAAACCGTCCGCAGCCCAGGCCGCTGCCGCCGCCGAAGAGCCGGTCAGGAAGGGGTTCGGCTGGAAGGGTCTGGGGGCAGCCGCTGGGGCGGGCGCCCTCGGGGGCGCCTACATGGCCAGGAAGAAGGATTGATGGGGCGCCCCGCCTTCTTCAGGGGGTTCGCGGACGAGCTCAGGAAGGACGCGGCCCTCCCGATCATGAGCATCTCGGCCTTCCCCGGGGTGGCCCGCCTTCGCTCGGCCGCGCGCATCGGCAAAGACGTCGGGAAGACCATTTCGCTGTCTACTCGGAAGGCCCTGAAGGAACCGTGGGTCAAGTGACGTGCCCGAATACCCGGTCAAAGGCAAGGCGTACGCCCGCAAAGGCGAGGAGATCATAGGGATCCCCCGCAAGGGCGCCATCCACCCCATCCGCCTGATCCCCAAGCCCGAGAAGTGGGAGTTGTCCGTCCAGAAACACGAGGCTCATCGGGCAGGGGACCACCTGGATCTCAGGATCGGAGACGTCCAGGAAGGCCACGCGCACTCCTGGGCCCTCCGGAAGTGGCCGAAACCCGGCCAGAAGGTCCTGGCGATACAGCAGTCGACCCACAGCATCCCCTACATGGACTGGTCGGGGGTGATCCTGAAGGGCTACGGGGCGGGAGGGGTCTCGATCGTCGAGCGGAAGACGGTCGACGTGGCTTCCGCGACCCCAGACAAAATCACTTTCCAGGCAGGGCCCCATGAGATATACTCCCTGGTAAGGACCTCCGCCCGCAACGGGAAGGCGTGGCTCCTCTTGAACCGAGCCAAGCCGGGGTCCAAGTAAACAGTCGGGCCGTTCGGCCCAGAGGTGAGGAGAGAACTCTTGGGTCTGCCGGACCACGCCACATCCCCATTGTGTGAGGTTCTGTGATGGCTGATCCCCTTGCCGATCCAAGATCGTCCGAGACGGGCCTGAAGGCGGGATTGCGCTACCCGTCGCCCTTCTTCGACATCGCCTCCCTCTTCATCCCCCCGCGCCTCAAGGACCTGTTCAAATTTTGCCAGCTGTACGCCTTTTCCGACGAGATCATCTCCGCGACGATCTACAAGCTGGCGCAGTTCCCGATCACCGACTTCATCTACGGCACCAAGGACGACGACTTCCGTGACCGCTGGAAAAGCGTTCTCGAGGACGACCTGGCCATCCGAACGCGCCTCGAGGAGGCGGGCCTCGACTATTACACCTACGGAAACTACATCGCCAGCTTCTACATCCCCTTTGCGCGCTTCCTGGTCTGCCCCCACTGCAAGAAGCAGAAGCCGATCCAGTCGACCAAGTTCCACTTCAAGATCAACGATTTTCGCTTCTACTCGAAGTGCCCGACGTGCTCCCCCGACGAGCTCATCCCCTTTTACGTTCAGGACAAGCCGCTGACGCGGACCACCAAGGGCATGAACATCGTGCGGTGGGACCCCTCCACCGTCGACATCGAATACAACCCCATCTCGGGGAATTCGTCCTACTATTACAACCTGCCGAACCAGTTCAAGCGCCAGATCTGGGCGGGCCGGCGAAAGGTCCTCGAAGAGACCCCGATGAGCTTCATCATGGCCGCCAAGGAAGGCGCCCGGGTGGAGCTCGACACGACGAACCTGATCCACATCCGCCGGCCCAGCTTCAGCTACTTCGACAACGGATGGGGAATGCCGCTCGTCGTCCCGCTCCTCAAGAGCAAGTTCTACTTCCAGATCCTCCTGAAGGCGCGCGAGGCGATCCTCCAGCAGCACATCATCCCAATGTGGATGCTGTATCCCCTGCCCCAGGCGAACCTCGATCCGCACGGCCATCTGGCGATGGCCAGGTGGCGCTCGGAGATCGAGAGCGCCGTCAAGAAGTGGCGCCGCGACCCCAACTACATCGCGACCTTCCCGATCCCGACGGGATTCCAGCAGATCGGAGGGGACGCCAAGGCCCTCTCGGTCATCGAGGAAATGCGCTTCCTCCAGGACACGATGATCGTGGGTCTCCAGGTGCCGAGGGAGTTCCTCCTCGGCGGGGCTTCCTGGAGCGGTTCCAGCGTCACCTTCAGGATGCTGGAGAACTTCTTCATGAACCACGTGCGGGGCCTCCGACAGCTCGTCCGTTTCGTGGTCGAGAAGGTCTCCCTGGCGACCAAGCTCAAGAAGGTGGACATCTCGATGACGCGCCTCCGCTGGGTGGACGACATCCAGCAGAAGAGCCTCCTGATGCAGGCCAACGCCCAGGGCAAGGTCTCCGACGACACCTTCGTCTCGGAGGTCGGCCACATCATGTCGAAAGAGTACGAGAAGATGCTCGAGGAGGTCGACTCGCGCTCCAAGATCATGGTGGCCCAGGCCAAGGCCCAGGCGGAGGCCGAGGGCGAGGCGATGCTGGTCCAGATGCAGTACCAGCAGAAGGCCCAGATGGAGATGGCCAAGGCCCAGAAGGATCTCATGGCCGAACTCCGGGCCGCGGGCTATTCGCCCGAGCAGATCCAGGCCATGATGTTGCAGACCCAGGTCCAGCAGCCGGCAGGCGGCCAGTTCACGCCGGGAGGAGTCCTACAGAAGGAGCCCAACAAGCCCGGCGTCTCGCAGGGAGGCCAGCCGGCCCTGAACCCCGAGATGTGGGCGGGCCAGTTCGCCTCGACGATCATGCAGGCGGGCGAGACCGAGCGCGAGCGGATGCTCATGGATCTCCAGCTCAGGGATCCCCAGCTCCACATGCTGGTCCAGCAGAAGATCATGGAAATCCAGGGAATCGACCAGAGGCCGAACCCGGACCAGAGGCCCCCGACGCGGCACGCGGGTCGGGCGCCGACCCCCAGCAAGGTGTAACCCTCGATGATCGACCCGAAGGCGACCTACGAGAGCCTCAAAGGCCGCGTCTCCGCAACGCTCGAGAAAACCCTCTCCGTCTCGGGGCCGAAAACCCTGAAGGTCAACCGCGTTTGGGCCGACGACAACCTCGACCCACAGGACGTCGAGGGGCAGCTCGAGGCCAAGCTCAACATGAGGAGCTGGGCCATCCCCGTCTACGCCGACATCTCGCTCGTCGACCCCGCCACGGGGAAGGAAGTCGACCGGGCGAAGAAGCTCCGCCTGATGGAGATTCCCAAGATCACCCCGCGGTACAGCTTCATCGTCCAGGGGGAGGAGTTCCAGGTCGCCAACCAGCTGCGCCTGAAGCCCGGCGTCTACGTCAAGTCCCGCCCCACGGGGACCTCCGCCAACTTCAAGTTCCCCATCGGTTATTCCAAGCACAACTTCTCGATGGACTACGACCCCTACGAGAAGCGGTGGACGGCGGGACTGGACGGAAAGACGGTCCCGCTCTACTCGTACCTGTACGCGATGGGCCTGAGCGACGACGAGATCGCCGACCGCGTGGGCCAGGAAGCCCTGGACCGGATGAAGGCAGAAGCCAGCCTGAACCGGGATCTCCTCAAGCTCCGCACCATCGTGACCGGCGAGCGGGGCGTTCCCGGGGAGCCCGCCACCAACGCCCTTCGCGTTCGCGAGGCCCTGTCCGCGCTGCCCATGAAGCCCGACGTGCCCCGCCTGAAGTACGGGAAGGACTACAAGAGGTTCGACAAGGGGCTCCTCCTGGACGCCCTTGGGAACGTCAGCCGGGTCCTCTCGGGCGACGAGGAGCCCGACATCGACAATTCCCGCTTCAAGGAGTTCAGGACCTTCGACGACATCCTAGCGGAGCGCCTCGAGAAATCGGCCCCGCTCATCCAGGGGCGGATCAAGCAGAGGATGCGGGAGAAAGCCACCGTTCGGGACGTCATCCAGCCCGACAAGCTGTCTGATATCGTGACTTCCTTCTTCAACCGCTCCCAGCTGTCGAACTACCCGTCCCAATCCAATCCCGTGAACTTCATCTCGGGGCACACGCGCACCACGGTCTTCGGGGAGGGCTCGATCGGGAATAAGCGGGCCGTCGTGAAGGAGGATCGCGACATCGATCCTTCGATGCTCGGCACGATCGACCCCATGCACACCCCCGAAGGAGGCGACATCGGCGCGGTGATGCACGTCACCGTGGGGGCAAAAAAGGGGGATGGCGTCATCCAGGCGACCTTCTGGGATCCCAAGGCCCAGAAGCACGCCACGCTGTCCCACCCCGAGGTGTACGGGAAAAGGATCGCTTTCCCGGGAGAGTATCGGCGGGACGCCTCGGGAAAGATGACCCCCGTCGGGTCCACGGTTCGGGCGATGCACAAAGGGAAGGTCGTGACCCTGAAGCCCGACGAGGTGGATTACGTCGTCGAGAACGCGGGCGACCTCTTCGACTTCTCGACCAACCTGATCCCCTTCGTCAACGCCATGCACGGGGGCCGCGGCCTGATGGCTTCGAAGATGTACGACCAGGCCGTCTCCCTGGTGGACCCCGAGCCTCCCCTGGTGCGGTCGGCCGTCACGGAGGCCAAGCGGCCCGAGCAGACCTACGAGCGCCTCGTCGGGGGGGTCACCTCGCTCGTCGCCCCGTCGGACGGGACCGTCGAAGAGGTCACCGATCGCCACATCTCCGTCCGGGACGCCTCGGGCAAGGTGGCGCGCGTGGCTCTCTACCGCAACTTCCCCCTGAACTCGAGGAGTTTCCTGACGAGCACGCCGCGCGTCTCCAAGGGCGACAGGGTCAAGAAAGGCGACCTCCTGGCCGACTCGAACTTCACCAAGGGGGGCGACCTGGCCATCGGGAAAAACCTCCTGACCGCGTGGATCCCCTACCGCGGCTGGAATTACGAGGACGGCATCGTCGTCTCCGAGTCGGCGGCGGAAAAGCTCTCCTCGGAACACCTCTACAAGGTCGACCATCGGGCCACGGCCGAAGGCCTCTCGGGGCGGGATCGGTTCGCGGCGTACTTTCCCAACCGCTTCACCTCCGATCAGCTGGCCGTCCTGGGAGACGACGGGGTCGTCAAGGTGGGTCAGCGGGTCCGCGCGGGTGATCCCCTGGTGGTCTACCTCTCCAAGAAGGCGATCACCCCGGAGGACGTGATCCTCGGGAAGATCTCCCGAAACCTCGTTCGGCCCTACTCCGACGCCTCCCGCACCTGGGATGAGCCTTTCGACGGGGAGGTCACCCACGTCGCGAAACTCCCCGGCGGACAGGTCAAGGTCGTCGTGAAGACCCAGGAGCCGCTCCAGACGGGCGACAAGGTGGTCTCCCGTTATGCGGCCAAGGGGCTCGTGGCGAGGATCGTCCCCGACCACGAGATGCCCCGCACCAAGGACGGCCACATCATCGAGTACCTCCTGAACCCCATCGGCCTTCCCACCCGGATGAACCCTGCCCAGATCTACGAGGCCCTGGCAGGCAAGATCGCCGCGAAGACGGGGAAGCCCTACGTCGTCGACAACTTCGAGCCCGTGGATCTCCGCGAGAAGATCCGCAAGGATCTCAAGAAGGAAGGGCTCTCCGACACGGAAGAGCTGGTCGACCCGACGAGCGGGAGGTCCCTGGGTGAGGTCACGGTGGGCAAGCAGTTCGTGATGAAGCTCGAGCACGCCGCCAAGGAGAAGTTCAACGCGCGGGATCCCTCGGGAGCCTACACGGCGGATCTCCGCCCGGCCAAGTCGGGCGAAGGGGCCCAGGCGATCGGCCACATGGAGCAGTCGGCCCTGCTCAGCCACGGGGCGCTCTACAACCTGCGGGACCTCACCGCCTACAAGGCGGGGAAGAACGACGAGTTCTGGCGGGCCGTCCAGATGAACGAGCCCCTGCCGCCGCCGACGGCGCCCTTCGCCTTCGACAAGTTCGTCGCCCTTCTCAAGGGCGCGGGGATCAACGTGGAGAGGCGCGGAACGCAGTTCCAGCTGAAGCCGCTCACGGACGAGCAGACTCTCGGGATGTCCGCGGGGCCCCTCCTGGGCAAGAACCTGAGGCCCGAGGACGGCGGCCTCTTCGACGAGAAGGTGACGGGGGGCCTCACGGGGCAGAGGTGGTCGCACGTCACCCTCCCCTACGAGATCCCCAATCCGGTGTTCGAGCCCGCCATCAAGGGCGTGATGGGGCTGACCCAGCGCGAATACGACGCCATCATGGAGGAACGCGCCTACGTCGACGCCTACGGCAAGCCCACCCCGAAAGAGCAGGGCGGCCTGACCGGCCCCGCCGCCATACGGAGGATGCTCGCCCAGGTCGATGTCCCGAAGGCGATCCGCGAGCTCAAGAAGCAGGCCAAGGTGGCCCGCGGGAGCGACCTCAATCACTTCAACCGGGCCATCCGCTTCCTGACCAACCTCAAGGACAACCAGATCCCGATGGACGACCTGTTCATCCGCGAGGTGCCCATCCTGCCCCCGATCTACCGTCCCGTGTATCCGCTTCCCGACGGCACGCTCAACGTCTCCGACGTCAACTACCTGTACCGGGACCTGGTGTCCCTGAAGAACCAGATCTCGGACCTCTCGAAAGAGCTTCCCCCCGAACAGCTCCGCGATCAGAGGGTCGACCTCTACAACGCCGTCAAGGCGGTGGTCGGCGTCGGGGATCCGATCTCCTCCGAGCATTATCGGGGGATCCTGGACGTCGTAACGGGAGAACATCCCAAGGGCAGCTACTTCCAGTCCAGGGTCATCCGCAAACAGCAGGAGCTCTCGGGGCGGGCCGCCATCATCGGGGATCCCACGCTGGGCATGGACGAGGTCGGCCTGCCCGAGGACATGGCCTGGGTCGTGTTCAAGCCCTTCATCGTGCAGAAGCTCGTGGCGCGCGGCATGGCCCCTCTGGAGGCGGAGCGGCACATCACCGACCGCACGTCGGTGGCCCGCGACGCCATGGGCCAGGCCATGGCGGAACGGCCGGTCCTGGTGAACCGAGCCCCCACGCTGCACAAGCACGGGATCATCGCGCTCAAACCCATGGTGGTGCCCGACAAGTCCGTCCACCTGAACCAGATGGTGACCGTGGGCCTGGGAGCCGACTTCGACGGGGACACCGTCGGGATCCACGTCCCCGTGACCGACGAAGCCGTCCGCGAAGCGCAGGCCATGATGCCCTCGGCAAACCCCCTGAGCACCTCCGAGAAGGTCCTCACAACCCCACGGCACGAGGCCCAGGTAGGCCTGTACCGCCTGACGATCCCCGGGAAGAAGACGGCGAAATCCTATCCCAACGAGCTCGAAGCGATCATGGCCTTCCACCGCGGGGACCTTACGGAAACGGACGTGATCACGGTCGGAGGCGTCGAGACGACCGTCGGGCGGATCCTGGTCAACAAGACCCTTCCCCCGAATCTCCGCAGCCCCGACATCATCCTGGACTCCAAGAAGACCACCCAGATCATCGAGGCGGTCGCGCGCGAGAATCCCAGGGCGCTCGCCCCCGTGGTCGACGCGCTCAAGGACGTGGGGAACGAATACGCCTACCTGTCGGGGATGTCCATCGGCATCAAGGACATGGACATTCCAAAGAGCGTGGTCGACGAGACCATGCGGAAGTACGACGTCCAGGCGGCCGAGGCCGTCCGAACCACCAAGGACCCCAGGAAGCTGGACGAGAAGATCGTCCAGATCTACACCAAGGCCTACGACGACATCAAGGGGATGGCCTCCCGCGAGATGGCCGAGCGGGGGTCGTCCCTGGGCCAGATGGTGGCGTCGGGTGGCCGGGGCAACATGGACCAGGCCGCCCAGGTCGTGGCGGCGCCGGTCCTGGTGGAGGACGTCCGCGGCCGGGTTCATCCCTATCCCGTGAAGACGGGGTACGCCCACGGGATGACCCCTCCCGACTTCTGGGTGGCCAACTACGGGTCCCGCCGCGGCGCAGTCGAGACCAAGCTCTCCACGGCCGAGCCGGGGGCCCTCACCAAGTCCATGGTCCAGACCACCATCATGAATCGGATCGCCCCGGGGACCCCGCCTCCCGAGGAGCGCGGGATGGAGTTCTCGGTGGACGACCGGGAAGCGATCGGCCGGTTCGTGATGGCGGATTACCCCGGCCTCGCCAGGAGGGGAGACCTCTTCGACGCCCAGATGAGGAACCGCTTCAAGGCCGCGGGGAAGAAGGTTGTGGAGTTGGGAAGCCCCCTGACCTCGACCCATCCCCACGGGACCTACCTCTGGTCGTACGGCCTCGACGAGCGCGGCAAACCGCCGAAGCCGGGCGCCTTCATCGGGGTGACGGCGGCCCAGGCGATCGGGGAGCCGATGACGCAGCTGACCCTGGGATCCAAGCACGTCCAGGGGATCACGGGCCACGTGCAGCGGACCAGCGGGACCGGCGACACGCTCGTGACCACGATGACCAATTTCGACAGGCTGCGGACCCTCATGGAGATGCCCGAGACCCTCACGGAGAAAGCCCTGGTGGCCAAGGAGGCCGGGAAGGTCGAGTCGACCCAGAAGGCCCCTGGAGGGTGGGACATCCGCATCGGAGGAAGGACCTACTTTACGCCCTTCGCGCCGGCGGTGAAGGCGGGCTCACAGGTGAATCCCGGGGACCGTCTCAGCCACGGCCTCATAGACCCGAGAGACCTCCTGGATACCAAGGGAATCGACCACACCCGCCGGTACATGGTCGACCAGGTCTACGACATCTTCGGGGGGAAGGTTCGAAAGAAGCACATCGAGACCGTGATCCGATCTGCCACGGACACCGCGCTCGTGACCGACTCCGGGGCGCGAACCGACTTCATCGAGGGCGACGTGGTCCCGCTCAACGTGGTCCGTGCCGAGAACCGCAAGGGAGCCGTCCCGGTGTCCCTGGAGCTGGCCCGCAACGCCATGCTCATGGAGGAGATCGACCGGCTGGGGGGCGTCGAGAGGATCCTCACGGACGAAGACATTTCAAAGCTCAGAGAGATGGGGCGGACCCAGGTCGTGGCCAATCCGAATCCCGTGAAGTTCCGCCCGATCCTCAAGGGAGTCGAGCTGGTGCCGATGGCGCGCAAGGATTGGATGGGAGCGCTTTCCTTCAGGCGCCTGCGGGACGTGATCAAGAAGGGGGTCGCGGAGGGCTGGAAGTCGGACCTCAAGGGGTGGAACCCGATTCCGGGGCTGGCCTACGGAGCGACAATCGAGGAGCCCAAAAAGACGTCGGCCTGATTTACAGGAGGGCGAGCCGTGGCGATCAAGCTGATCACGCCCTGCGTTGGCCGCAAGTCATGCTCCTTTTTCTCCAGCGCCGAGGGTCTCCTCGAGGCCCTGGAAGTGCCCGTGGACTTTCGGAGCCTGATGATGGCGATGGAGATCTCCAAGCGCTGGAGGAGGTTCGGCGCGTGCCCCTTCAAGATCAAAAACAGCGGGAGGGATGACGGGGAGTTCTTTCACATCTCCATATGCGCCCTGGCTTCCCGGCCGCCCTTTTCCATGGACGCCGTGAGCCGCGGGACGGGGTACTCGAAAACGCGCGTGGCGCAGATCGAGTACACGGCCTGCCGGAAGCTGAGGCGGAAGCTGGGACGCGCGACGTTCGAGGCGGAGTTGCAGGCGAAGGTCTAGCTCGGCTTGACCAGGTAGTTCTCGTGTCCGCAGACCAGGCACTTCTGGATTTCGATGGCCACCCCGTTCAGGTCCTTGACCGTCCGCGGCTCGACGAACTGCTTCTGAATGTCTCCCGGCTCGACGTACTGCCCCTTCGACTTCAGGAACGCCACGAACCCCTTGAGGAGGTCCGCCGGATCCGGGATCTGGCCCGCCTTCGCCATGTATTCCGAGATGAGCGTTTCCTGGGCTGCCGTGGCCATGTTTCCTCCTAGATCCCCAGCATCTTCTCGATCGAGTCCTTGGGGGCCGGCTTCGTGCCCTCGTCCTTGAGCGCGGCGCCGTCCTTCACCTGGACGTCGGCGAAGCGGGCTCCGCAGTGTCGGCAGACGACCTCGCCCGAGGCCTTCTTTTCCATGTGCGGCTTCGTGATCCCGTGATCGCCGCCGCATTCCACCCCGTACTTCTCGATGGTCATGGGTTTTTCCTCCGACAGCTTCTCCAGGATGTCCTTGCACTCCTCGGCGTATCCGACGTGCTTGGCGTGGTCCGAAACCATTCTGAGGATTCCCGCGAACTCCTGGGTCGTCTGCGGGCAATAGCCGGCCTTGACCTTCTCGCGGAGTTTGGTCGCCAGGATGTCGCGGGCGGCGGCCTGCTCTTCGCGGATCGCCAGGCGCTTTCGGAGCCGGTCCTCGCTGATGGGCACGATTAAAGTATAGCAGAACTCTGGCGCGAAGGCAAAAAAGGGGACCAGGCGCGCCCGACGGGAATCGAACCCGTTTCTGCCCATTTAGAGCGGGCTGCCTAAGCCAATAGGCTACGGGCGCGTTGCGGTTAAGCCTTCACGTCGGACAGGAATTCTTTCCTGAGACGGGAATCCCATCTCTGGTATACCCATTTTTCGCCGGGGCCGTGCCTGAATTCGGATCCCTTGAGCTCGTGCATGAGGTTCAGGCACGCGGTGATGTGGGCCCGCCGCTCGACCACCTCCCACGAGGTCTGCCAGAACTCCGACGCGGGGCTCATTCCAGCCTTCTCGAGGGCCGCCCTTCGCTCCTGGAGCGGCAAGGTCGTCTTCCGCGCCCGCTTGAGGGGGCGCTGCTTCGAGGCGAGATCCTTGATCCTGTCCCGCAGGGCTCCGATCGCCGTTCCTATATCCATTGTGTCCTCCGTAAAATGGCGGGGAGGGATGGAGTTGAACCACCGCCTGCGGCCCGTGCTGGGCCGCCGTGCTGACGTTACACCACCTCCCCGTGTTGTCGACCTACCCGTTCAGCGTGGAGCAGGCCGGCGCGGAGGACCCCTGATCTACGTTTCTTTCATCACGCCTCCTGGGGTTCCCAAAGGGGATACCGGGCGAGGATCTTGCGCCGCGGTCCCGTGATGGGCTCCGTGGCCAAGGCCGTCGCCTGGCCTCCGATGTCGGGTTCGTGAAACATGTAGCTGCGGATCTCGCGGCGATCAAGCCTTTCCAGGGCGAGGAGAAGGGCCTCCTCGTCGGGGACCTGGCAGACGACAACTGACGCCGTGCGGTTGGGATCGCCGAAGCGGATGCCGGCCTCGTAGGCCGCGTGGATGGACTGGACGAGCTGCTGTGCCCGTGGAAGGTCCGTGCGGACCACCACGAAGAAGTGCCGTTCCTCCTACGTCATACGCCCTCCTTCTCGGCTGTGTTTTTTGTCCCGGACCTTCATAGTATATCCCAGGCGGGTTGAGTTTCAAGGAAAAAAGACAGTCTTTCTGTTGACGGTGAATGAGGGAGGCGGGTTTTTAGGCCCGCCTCCCCCTTTTTGGCTGGCGGCATCTCGTGAAGCATGGGCCGGCTGAGGATTCTTATACGGCATCCATTCCATTGGATAAGGCAAAGGAGTGTGTGATCCTGGACCCCTATCTATCAGGAGCCGCGTTCGATCCTGACCCCGGCCACGCGTTGCGTTCCGCCAGCCTCTTTACCTTCCCTCAAGGAGCTTGATGAGCTTCCTGATCCCCTCGTCGTCCAGGGAGGACAGCACCTCTTCGTCGTAGGCGCACCCCGTTGCGATGTCGTGGATCTCAATGGGGCGTCTGGCGGGCTCTCCCATGTCCTCGCTCCTGTAGTGGTGGAGCGCGACCAGGGCGGTTACCCGCTCTACGGTGGTCATCTCGTGGACGCTATCCAAGGCGTCGGAAATCTTGGTGCGAAGGCTTGCGTCGAAAGCCTTGGAATGCGAGTCCAGGGTCAGGGTTTCCTGCATGATGTCCCATTCGTCCTTGGGGATCACCAGCATGACGATGCTGTTGAAGGCCGCGTTCGCCTTCTTTAGGTCTGCGTCCATCCTACACCAGGGACGGCTTGACCTTCGCGTCGTTCTCGGCCGGCATGAGCGAGGTGGCGTGGACGTTCCACTTGCCGTAGAAACCGAAGTTCACCGAGACGCTCTTGGTGTTGACCTTCTCGACCATTCCGACGGCGCCGTGAACGAGGCCCCTCGAGGTCTTGCCGACGTACGCCACCTTCTGGCCGCGATGGAACTTCACCGCCGCCATCTGATTCTCCTGCCCCTTCCGGAACCGGAACTCATCCCACAGCCAGCGGGCGGCCTCTTCGATTTCCGCGAGCGGGACATCCTGCTTGAGCGAAGTCTTGACCGTGTCGATCAGCTTCACCTTGCCTCCTTCCAGTCTTTGTCTGGGATCCATTCGATCCCGATCACGTAGGTCTCGCCGTCGCCCGCCTTAACCTCGATGGCGTTCCCGAGGCTCTCCAAGAGATCTTCGTAGATCACCGCGAGGTTGACGTCTTCGATCAGCAGGCTGCCGTAGTAGTTGTGTTGCCCGCTGTGGAGCGTGAGGCGGAACCCTGCCCCGATGGAAAGGAACCGCCCGCTCACTTCCCGGCAGTCGTCGTAGTGCGGCTTGGGGTCGGCCACGCCCAGGTGGTCGGTTTTCTCTCCCAGGATGCCCGAGAGGCCCTCCGGGAAAACCGTCTCGACCAGTCGCTTCCAGCACTCCGGGAGTCGGACAGTGGTTACGTGTTTCACTTCTTGAGTAGTCCGCACCTGATGCAGACCGTGGTGTTCTGCACGGCTTCGTTGTTGAAGGTCTGCCAGTCGTGCTGGCAGTCCTCGGGCCAGATGATCGACACGCCGATGTCCGCGTTGTCGAGGTTATCGATCGGGTTGGTCGCGTGGAACTGGTCGAGCGCGCGCTCGGCCGCCTCGAGCGAGTTGTTGGCGTTGACCGAGAACGGGTAATCCCCGGGCTTGGCGTCATCCTCGGGGACTTCTTTCGGATCGTGGTACTGCAAGCTCAGTATGATGTTGTAAAGCCTTGGGCCCGACGGCGTCTGGTAGCTCCCGACGGTATAAGCGTCGCGGCTCCAATCCGGCAGGAGTTCGCCTTTCAGGTGGGCCTCCTGGATCAGGATACGCTTCTTGTCGAGAGCTCTTTTGATCTCGTCGCCTTTCGCGGGGTCGTGAGCGTCGGCAACGTACACGATGCAGGGGATGGCGATCATCCGACCGACTCCTCCTTGAGCTGTTTCATTGGGTTGCCCCCTTCAGCGTCTTCCTGGTTTTCGCCCAGGCCTCGTCCGATAAATCGAAAGCCTCAAGGATCCTGCCTTCGAAGCCCATCTTTCTGGCGAAGTTGGTGAATTCCAGAAGATTCAAGAGGATCTCTTTGGGCAGGGCCCGGCCAAGGATAATCGCAATCTCGTTGACGCGGCTGTCTGGCTGATTCTTCTCGCGCGCGCCGCACTTCCCGCAGGTCTTCTGCGATTTCGGGTGGATAAAGTCGGCGCGGCATTCGCAGTCCCAGAAGTTGTCGTCGGTTTTTACGGTCATTGGGCTTCTCTCGCCTCGAGCCTTAGGCTCTGTCCGCCTTGAGCTGTTTCATGAGGCAGGCCCTTTCGCGGGCCTCCTTCAGATATCTGTCGACATGGCCAAGGTCGGCCGGGTACGACCCTTCGCTGACCTCGGTTTTCTCGGGGGATTCCTCTTTCAGGTTGTCCCAGTCCACGAGAGTGATCTCGGTTTCGGGATCGTCGCACGCGATGCCCTGAACAACGCCGCCCTCGACGACGATTACTACGCGTTTCGGCATTTATCCTCCCGCCTTTTCA